GTAAACTACTCAGTTTCTCCGGCCCGGACCAGAGTGATCGCAGTACCAGAGGATTCGTCATCAACGTTGGGAGGTCTCATGTTCATACGCAAAGAGCATAGAGTTTCCCAATTCCGCCGCAAAAGAAATCCGTATCCCTTAAGCAACTTTTCGAGGAGCAAGAGGCTGAACACCACTATCCTTCCACTCCTTATAGTGCTCTACGACCCATGCTGACGAAGCGCCTTGCCTTGTTCCACCAGCCATCATGGATCGCTCATCCCAGAGAGCGGGGTCTGCTGCACCATACAGCTTGACGAATTTCTTCCAGAAGTTCGGGTACACTTTCGCGAACCAACGTAGAATCTCTCGAATCCTAGGGTACCTCGGCCCGATAGTAGACAGAACATCAAGGGATCTGTGTAGATCAGAAACCCAGCCCGCCATGATCTTCTTGTCAGTGCCAAGTGTGGCACGTGCCAAAGAAGGTGCGAACTGCTTAAGCATGGTAATGCGTGTAGCATCGCTACTATCGCGCTCACGTTCATATAGAGAATAGATGCGTCTCGGTACGTTACCGAACGTGTTGTCAGGATCCCGTTGAGGGTAGAATTGAAGGAAAGGACCCATGTCGTGGGTCACAATATCAACGTCGTTATGCATACGTCGTTCGACGGTAAGGTCCGCAACATACGACTTCTTGCCCGCGGGTGAGATCTCATGGCCCAAAGCCTCAGCGATAGGCCGCGCGATCTCATCCATCATGCGAGCAGTCGTAGCGGCGTCCGTTTCCATGACGGCGATGCCGTCGTCGGAAAGAACGCGTGCGTCGATGATTCCGAAACCATGGTCTTCAGCCAGCAGGTCATAGAACGCATCATGGAAGATGCAGCCCCAGAACTGCGTTACGGGAGTACCAGAGAACAATGACGGACGCATCATCATGGCGTGAGTGGGCGAGATCTGAAGGAAAGTCTCCTCAGATGTCAAGCGCACGCAGAACCACTCGAATGCGTTGCGCAGCTCGCTGTTGTCACTGAACAGGTTGGAGTCAAGATATGCACGGTAAATGAGACGATTAAGTCCCACACCAAAATGATTATCATAAGCGTCGAAGTCGTCGTGCATCGTGCTCTCTGCAGACCCCATCGCTTCACTGAGTGATTGCCACATATCCTCAAGCGATTCCCACGCAATGCGTGAGCCGTACGCGAGTCCTGACACCAAATGGTAGTTCAGGAACGCGCCAATTAGCTTGTCAAAGATACCAGCGCCGTGAATCGGCCTGTTAGGGCTACGATGGAACCCCGCGTACACGTTATCTGTGTACGGTGGGAGTGATGCCTCCATATTACCATTCTTTACAATGTCAAGGATGGTATCCTTCATGATCGGCCAGTAGTCATTGACCGCCTGCTCCTTAGTAACAGGAGTATAATCCGGGTTTCCTGAGTTCCTATTCGGGTTAAGCTGCGTGATCCACTGTTCGATATCCTCGATCCTAACAGCACGCTTCTCTTTCATCAAGTCAGCGTACTTATTGAATGTGCGTACGAGAGAATTATAGAGTGCTTCAGCGACCTGGGCGTCGACGTCTTTCGTCACGCTGGTGCTGTATGCTCCTAGCTTC